TGACATGCTAGGAGGAGTTGTTAACAAAATGGAACAACAAAACAAATACAGAGATGACCTTACATGTCCTTTCTGTAAACAAATGGTATACGATAATCGTAATAGTAAAAAGTCAGAGAAAAGTCCAGACTTTACCTGCAGTACTAATGACCCTGTAATATGCGGAGGACATAGTGGTAAGTGGCGTAAGTCTTGGTGGCTTGATAACTCAGACATACCAAAAGAGTGGAACTTAGATGGGGAAGTCAAGACAGCACCCAACAATGCTGGCGATGACTTACCAACAGCATTCTAAGGAAAGGAAATATAATGATACCTAGTACATTTAGAGGGGTACTTGTACCCGCATATGTAAAAAGTAAAACTCAGTTAGTAGCATGGGCATTAGAAGAGTTTATGGACTCTGACCCTATAACTAACTGGGAGTTTGTAAGAGAGTTATACTGTCATAGATTTGGTGGGATACTCTTTAACTTAAGAGCAGAAGGTTATGAAATAACTACGCTTAAAACTAAGACTAAGGGACTTGTCAGTTATTACTGCACTAAAGTACCTACGAGAACTACCATTAGCTAATGATAGAATTGTTAGTCGGATGTTTGTTTCCCATAATGCTAACACCTGACAGCTTAACTGAGTATCGTGAGTGCCAAGAAACAAAGTATATGGTGTACAATGTGGAAGAGTGGTTGCCCACGATACAAAGTTATTTTAAGGAGAAAGACATCCTGCGTGCTTTAGGGATTATACATTGCGAAAGTAGTGGTAGACCTACAGTGATAGGGAATAACTCTAACGGGACAAAGGATGTTGGACTCTGGCAATTTAATGACAACACTTGGACTTGGTTAAAATCTAAGCTTGGTATAATAGGAGAACGAACAAATCCAGAAGTTGCTACAAGATACGCAGCTTGGCTAGTCTACAATGACGGCTGGCATCATTGGAATAGTAGTAAACATTGTTGGAAAGGAACTGATAATGAAATGTTGTGGAGCAATACTAACAGTATGCAAAGTTAATTACGTTGCTTACTGCGATTACTGCCAAAAGAATTATGGTGACATAGATGACTTGGCGTAATACACATAAAGAATTTCGTAGACAGATAAATAATATATTGAATCTTACTTGTGACTTGTGTGGCATAAGTTATACAACCACATTTGATTTAGTGTCTTATTGTAATAATTGTATTGAAAGATTGGAAGTAGAAATGAATGATATAGATGAGTGAGAAACAAAAAATAGATATAGAAAATATAAATATATTTAATCATCCGCGTTATATGAAAATATGGGCGCAAAGATTTAGTAAAGCATGTGGTAGTGATACGTTTAATGTAGCACCAGACACAATAGCTTTAAGGTACTTGATGGAAAAATTTGTAAAAGATTACAATCATCACTTAACACAATTAGAGGAGGAATAACTATGGGAAATACATTTAAAGCATTTGCATCTAAAGAAGCTAGACAAGATGCAGTAGATATGACAGCTAAAGAAAAGTTTAGAGCTTGGACAAAGCTTAAAGAAAGTTTAGCAGCACAAGCAACAGAGTTCGGTGGCAGAAGGTTGCTAGGTCTAACAGATAAAGGTAATGCTATATGGGCGCAGTACTATATAGATAAAGAAACACTTGACATGAAAGTATCTTTAACACATGACATAGAGACTATACGTAAGTCTAAGCTATGCCCTAGGAGAGTAACACTAGCAAGAGGTGAGAACCTTAAAGACTTAGACCATGCTATGCGACCTAAGACAGCTAAAGATTTAGGAGAAGTTACATTAAATACATTACGTTATATAGATAAACTGTTCGGTATGGCTGATGCAGGCATAGGAAAAGTAAAAGGTAAGTGTAGTACACAACTCTTTATGATGATATCTAATACAATATATGAGGGTTCATCAGAGATAGACAAGTTTAGATGGCAAGATGTAATGAAGACATGGGACCTACCTTCAGGTAAGTACTTCACTGTATATGGATAACGCACCTACATATAGACCATTACCTAAATACCTTACAATACAACCAAGTAAGATAGAAGGATTAGGTCTGTTTACTATCAGGGCTATACGTGATTTAGAAACAAGTATAGGTGTAACGCATGTTTTTATAGATGACAAAGGACAGGTAATACGTACACCATTAGGTGGGTTTATTAACCATAGCGACAATCCTAATTGTGAAGTTAAACGTTTGCATGGTACATATGTCAATCATTTATTTCCATTGCGACCTATTAAAGCTAATGAAGAAATCACACTTAAATATAGTATGTATAGTATTGATGGATAACTTATCAGATATGAGGGAAGCTGCTCTAGAAAGGGCAGGAGGACGCTGTGAGTGGGCTAATTGTAACGATAACAAATGGTTAGAGCTAGCACATATACATGGTATAGGAATGGGCGGTAACAAGAAACGTAAATTTAGTATGGATAATGTAGCTATGTTATGTAAATGGCATCACGATGTATACGATGGACGACAACAGAAGGGTTCCTCAGTTGCTTATAGAGATTTATTACAGGGTTTTTTAAAAAGAAAGTATGTGGACTAAACTGCGGACGTTACTTGTCGAAGTAAAGTTTCTTTAATCCAGTGTTATATTTCTTAGCTAATTTATATTGAGCGTTACTTGTTTTAACTTTACGTTGTTGATATTGTTTAGCATCTTTAGTAGGAAAGCCTGCTTCACTACCAAATGAACCTATAAGTTTACCCATTTGTTTAGCATCATCATATGCCTTACTGCTTTTATTAATAGCTTTATCTCTAAGAGCAGTATGTTGTTTCATACGTTTGTTTAGTTCATTACGTCCAAGACCTTTGTGTCCTGCACCAACACCATAACTTTTATCCATTAGATTTTTTTGTAGCTTTTTTATATTTATAATCAGATTGTTTTTTAAGATTACTTTTTATGTTCTTAGGACCGTTTAATTTGCTACCAATGTTATCAGTATTTCTATCTTCCCAAGTTTTTATATCAGTTGGTTTAATAGTACCTGTTGCTATTCTGTAATCACCTGTAGGTAATGGTTCATCTAAATGGTCTTTCCAACCTTCAAAAGTAATTGCTCCAGCTCCTATACGACCACCACTCATACCACGAGTAACTTGTTCTGCTTGATTTAATGACATCCCATCACCATAATAACCACCATACTTACCTGCACCTTCTATACGTTTAATATTTCCAGGCATATTATTTACTAACTGTTATTTGTTTCTTAGCATATGTTTTAATAACTGCAAGTGCAGCACCACCACCAGCTAATGCAGCTAACTGAAGTACTTCAGCATCTACACCAACTAGAGGAGCAACTGTTAACGCACCTATGAACGCTTCAACAAAGGTCCAGCTAGTTCTTTCAATCATATCTTTTAATTCATTACTCATTTTATAACTCCATGCATCATTCCAAGGAGTCCACCACACGTCTTTTTGAAACGTCCCATCAGATTTTCTTTTTCTTTTGCCTTGTGCAAACATTATTTATCTAGCTTATCTGATTGACCTGCGATGTATGCAGACAATCCACCTACTAATAACGTAGTAGCTAGCTTACCTTTACCCTTACCTTTGCCCTTGATTTTATCTAGTTTAGCTTGACGCTGTGCATTCTTTAAAGCTCTAGATGAATCAAGTCCTGCGTCTTTAGCTTTATTATAATCATTAACTATGCTAGGTTTTCTACCACTAGATACTTGTCTAGGATTATCAGGTGTAGTTTTATTAACTATGTTACCTGATACGTTAGTACCTTTATTAAAGGTACGTCTAGCACTAGGTGGTTGTTTAGGTAACAAAGGTTCACCTGTTTTATTGTTTACTAAGGACGAGGTTTTTCCTGCTTTTTCTGCAGCAATATCTTCTTTAACACTATCTAATGAAGTTTCTCCTAGGATACCTTTTTTGTCTGCGCTAGTTGGATTCATTTCTTTCATTGGGTCATAATCATAAGGAACAACTCTATTACTTACATTTTGATTAGGACCACCTTCACGTATTGCAGGACCATATTGGTTTACCTTTGCACCTTTACGTAGTTCTGTTTCTATATTACCTTGTGACTTA